ATGATAATCTCTTTCAAATTTTATTACCTTTAATCCTGCAGCAACATAATCATCAGGATACATCACCCTATAATTATAATCCGATCTTTTTGCGTCCTGCTGATCTTCATTAACAATACTACTAATCCATTCCTCAAAAAACTTTATTGGCAAATAATTTACAGCATCAACATAAAAAGTCAAATCAATTGTCTCATCATATATTCTTCTATATGCATGTCTTTCCGTAACTCCTGGAAAATCATTAGTCATCTCTGTGGTTGCCAGAGAAGAACCAGGAAGAACTGCCTCACTACACATCAAATTTAATTTACGTTGATCTTGACCTAATAATCCCCTAAGACGAGTTCCAAGAGAACTTCTAGGCAATCCAACCTCAACTTCAAATACTGAACTTAAAGCAGGACGGAGTAAACTAGATTTAATGTCTGCAACTGACCTTTTAGTAGGCATTTATAAATACTTTTTGACCTTATATATTATGTATATGAGTAATGGGCGAAAGTATTAAAAGTTTATTCAAACCATCTAAACCCAGAAAATATAAAGGCAATCCTAATAATATTATCTGTCGAAGTACTTGGGAAAGGATATTCTGTAATTGGTGTGATAAAAATGAAAATATTGTAGAGTGGGGAAGTGAAGAATTCTTTATTCCATACCGTGCTCCTGATGGTAAGGTTCGTCGTTACTTCCCAGATTTTATTATAAAAGTAAAAGAAAATACAGGTGAATTGAAAACATATGTTATTGAAGTCAAACCTGCAAAACAAACACGTCCACCCAAACCAAGAAAGAATGTGACAAAATCATACCTCTATGAGTGCAAAACATATGCCGTAAATCAAGCAAAATGGAAAGCAGCAGATGAATGGTGTAAAGATCATAGAGTGGAATTTAAAATTATTACAGAAAGAGAATTAGGTATCAACCATGGAAGATGATTTTGGTTTAGATGGAGAAGAACAACAACAGGAAGATAATCGTATCCGCGAATATCTAAGTGACTTGAATAATAGAACTAATGACCAAGAAGAAATGATGCTAGAAATAATGGAAGTTCTAAATGAAACAGTTACTCCCATACCAGATCCAGGAAACTTCTATACTTTCGTCTATAATGCCAAAACTCCAGGCGAAACTTATGATCAACATCCTCTTATTGCCTGTGTAGAACTATTCCCTTGGGGATTTAGAGGACTTAACTTTCATTGGCGGAAATATAGGAATTATACTTGGGAAGAACTAGCAGGACAACTGTATGTCGTTCAACGTAATGAACTTGATGATTTACTTGCTATACCTTATGCAAAATTCATCCTTAATCAACCATAAATAAATAAAAAGATTGTATAATGACCCAAACTTTTTTACCATCCCAAACTTACGGTTCTAAATCTATACAGAATAGAATTAGACCTGGTGGTGATTTAGGTAGTAAACAATATTATTATACGACTAATGCAAAAACAGGAGAAATTACTGTTAATAGATATGATACTACAGATGATACTGGTGTTGAAGTAGCAAAAATAACACAAGGATCAAAGACAATCAATATTAATAGTGATACAAGTTCTGCGGAAACAAGTTTCTTCTCTACTCCATCTAATATTGCAAAAGTAAGGCAACAAGCTCTTCAAATTGCACAAAGAGAATGGGATGGGAAAACACAACCACCCCCTCAACAAGCAATTTATGGTACAAATGCAGGAACTAAAGGATTTGATCCTCCAGGATCTGGAAACCATGCCACAAGTATAAGAAATACTCAGACTGCAGCTGCAAATGCAGCACTAGACACAATAGGTGCAATAGTAGGTGGAGCAAAACCTTCAGATGCTCTTAAACAAGGAGTTAAAAGTTTCCTAGGTGGTGTATTAAAATCTGGAAGTGCAGGTGGAGCACTAGTATATCCAACAGCAATTGCAGCGTCTGGACAAGATTATATTAAATTTCAAAAATTAAAATATCAAGGTAAACAAAGAAAAGGTTTATCATGGGGTAATCGAAAAGAAGATAGAGCAGCTGTAGGTCAAGCAATCATACTCCCAATTCCAGGAGGAATTAGTGATACTAATATGGCAAGCTGGGGATCAGAAACAATGGGTCCTGTCGATACTGCGCTGGCAAATATTGCATTAACTGGAATTGAAAGTGGAATGGCAGCAGGAGTAGATGAAGCAGCAAATATTATGAAAGCTGGTGGAGCTGCCAGTGGCGAAATAGATGAAGCACTTAAAACTCAAATTGCTGGAATGGCATCAGGAACTGGTTCTCAACTTTTAACTAGAACTACTGGACAAATTATAAATCCCAATATGGAGTTGTTATTTAAAAATCCATCATTAAGACCCTTCAGTTTTACTTGGAAACTTGCTCCAAGAAGTAAAAATGAAGCACAAAATGTAATTGACATCATAAGATTCTTTAAACAAGGAATGGCACCTACCAAGAGTGAAGGTACTTTATTCCTTCAATCACCTCATACCTGGAGAATTTCATACAGTCATAGAGGTAAAGAAAACCA